AAGAAGCCTTCCAGTTTATTGATGATTGTATAAATGAGTTTGAATTATTTGAAACCGATGGTGAATATTTCTGGTCCAATTCTTTATTACGGCGCATGGAAATGAGAAATGAAATACTTGAAGCTCAACGAGAAGGTGGGAAGAAAGGAGCTATGAAGCGATGGGGTACCCATAATAATAAAAATGGGTCACCTATAGGTCTGGAAAATGGGTTACCTATAGCAATAAAGGAAAGGAAAGAAAATAAAGGAAAGGAAAGAAAGGAAATAAAAGATAAGGTTGAATACGCTCCTGCTGTAAAAATGACTGAGGATGAATACCAAAAGCTTGTTGAAAATTATGGCGAAAAGGTTATAAAACTGGCTATTGAAAAACTGTCGGCTTATAAAATGTCGACAGGTAAACGTTATAAATCCGATTATTTTGCGATTCTTAACTGGGTTATCGAGGAAGTTACCGGAAAACCTCGGGAAGCTATTAAAAAACCGGTGGTGATAAAATGTCCTAATTGTGGCAAAACATTACAAAACGAGATAAAAAATAATGCTCAGGTTTGTTATGGCTGTGGAGCTGATATAAAATCCTTACATCCGGAACCACCATAATCAAAAAGTTTTAAACTTGAGGTGTAAAATTGTGATCTCAAGGAGGAGCCATGGAAAATCATAAAGATTTATTACGAAAAGCGGTTAAAACCTTTTACACATACCAGAAATTAAGAATTGCTCTTGGTAACAGGCTCTTATCAAATGGTCTGGAAGAAGATACAGTTTTTGGCGAGCATGAAAAGAGATTTAAAAGACTTGAACAGGAAATGCTGGAATATATCGAAAAGCTCTGTGAGAAATACCTGATTACCAAAAAGCTTTTAGAGATAAAGGGAATTGGGATAACAATGGCTGCAGTTATTATTTCTGAGATTGATATTTATAAAGCTGATACGGTCAGTAAAATATGGCGATATTGTGGCCTCGGTGTTGTAAATGGCAAGGCTGAAAGGCCCGTTAAAGGAGAGAAGTTGCATTATAACAAGTTTTTAAAATCTAAATTACTTGGGGTCCTGGCAAAATCTTTTTTGATAAACAATAACCATTATCGAAAGTTTTATGATGATTATAAGCACAGGCTTGAGTCCAAAAACTGGGGAGCAAGTAAACTCCATAGGCATAGGGCAGCTTTGAGATACATGATGAAAATGTTTTTAATTGATTTATACAAAATGTGGCGGGAAATTGAGGAACTTCCAGTAAGAGAACCATATAAAGAGGAGTACATAAAACAACATGCAATTGCCTGATGTAACGATTAATTCGATAATTTGGAGCGCTAATGCCAAAGGTTTCAAATAAAACAAAGGTTAGAAGCGAGCCATTTCAGGAAATAAATACGAGGTCTAAAAGCGGGTCAATAGGTAAAGAAACCCGAATATTTCAAGCGAGCCTGGCATATAAATATAAACAGTAAAGATAAGCGGACTAATTGTTTTTGAGAAACCCACAAGGAATGAGTGGGTTATAAGGAGAAAGAAAACCAGATAAGTAATAGCGGATCAATTGGTATGAGAAAACCAGAAACGATAAGTGAGCCATTAGTCAAGAGAAAAATTATAAAGATAAAGCGAACCGATCATTCATAGAAACCCAAAGGTAGAAAGTGGGTTAATTGCAACAAGGTGACCATAAGCTGTAAACGAGCCACATAAGGTAAGGCAAAATAGTAATGTTGAGCGAGCCAATTTGGACAATTCTTTATAAAGAAGAAGAGCGGGCCTAATCTATTAAGGATTTTATCATAAAAGCGGGTTGGTTTGTGGCAAGACACCCAAAAAAGTTGAACGTACCAGAGTCCTTGATGACAACATCAATCAGGAGTGTGCCAGTAGGTGAAATAGATATAAAGAAATCGAGCGAGCCATTTCAAATAATATTCATCTAAGATGAGCGAGCCATCTAAGATAAAGCATTTATCTAAAATGAGCGAGTTAGTTTGATAAGAGTAACCCATAATCTATAAACGCAAAAAGAGAGTTTAAAATGAACAGATATGCAAAGGGAAGGAGATTAGAATATCGAATTATGAGATTACTTGAAGCAGACGGGTATAAAACATTAAGATCCGCTGGAAGTCATGGACTGTATGACATAGTAGCCTGGAAAGAGGATGATGTAAGATTTATCCAGGCAAAACATAAACCATATGTTACCAGGAAGGAAATTGAAAAGATTGAAAAGGATGTTATGCCGGCAAAATGCCGGCGGGAAATATGGTTTGTGAAGGATAGGCGGATCTGTATTCATGAGTTCAGGGGGTAATTATGGCCAAGATCATTAAGGAATATTTTGTATGTCCGGTCTGTGGAATGGAAACGGACCGTGGTGTGAAGAAAAGGGCAAAAGAAGGACAGATGCTGATTTGTCTGTCCTGCTATCATAAGATTGTTAAGAGAGAGGCCCAGGAGATAAGAGGTGCAGGGAGATAAAATTGTTAAATGTGCAATTTGTGGAAAGTATATGCTGGTTGAATATGGAAAATCGAATAAAAAATGCAACGTGTATATAAGGGAAATATGCGATACCTGTAAAAAGATTATTAAAAATAATGCAGGATTAATAAAAAAAGTATTAGAGGAGGAATAGCATGAAAATTACAAAAGTATATGTTGAATATTCAGAGCTTAAATCATCTGGTTTTAATAATAAAAAGTTTTGCGTAGGTTATGAAGCTGAGATTGAAAATCCCCAAACTGTTGATGCTACAAAAAAGGTATTAATGGAAAAAGCAATGACTGAAGTTAAGAGACTTCATGGGGAAATATCGGAGGATATGGTCGTAAAAACATATCTTGTACCAGAAGAAGAAAAACCCTGGTGAAAGGAATTATTATGTGGAGATTTATAGATTTTATAATTGATTTAATTTGTGATTTAAGAATTTGCATAAAAAATATGTTTCGGCATAGACCAAAAACTTTTGAGATCCATAATGTTAAATATTTCTGGGAAAATATGCACGGCAATGGGACATATGGTGGATAATATGAATCTTATTCAGATTATGAATGATATTTATTCAGCAATGATGGGGCATTTATATATAAGTGCAGAAACTTTGAACGGTTAGAGATTAATGGGCAGATGGCGGAATTGGCATACGCAACGGGCTTAAAATCCGTTGGTTAAAAGCCATGTGAGTTCGACTCTCACCCTGCCCATAAAATAAAAGGAGAAATAGGATGCGATTTTTAGTATCCATTTTAATGTATGGTCAAATAGTAACGGCATGGCTATTGATGTTCGTGGGAATTGCAATGTGTTTCTCAATATTTTTAACCAATGATAGAGAAAAACGAAAATGGATAGGTTATTCAGGAATGTTACTCCAGGCTTTCTCAGTATTCATTATGATTCATTATTTTACATCAAATGCTAATGGCCTGACTGCACTTATCAAGGTATTATATGAAACCTATCCAGATATTGTTGAGAAAATTCTTTGAGGGAAACATTAATGAGTGTATATGAAATAAAGAATGAATACCTGGAAAAGATATTAAAATGGCTTGAGGAAAATAAATTGAAGTATGGGGAATTAACAATTAAATTAATATATCAGGATGGGGTTATTGTCCGGATAGAGAAGACAATAACCAACAAAGAAAAAGTTAGATAAATATTTAGTGCTGACTGGAAAACCAGAGGCACTTGCACCAGAAGATAGGTGTGAGTGCCTCTTTTTTTATGATTATGACAGATCTAATAGATTTGTGGTTCAGTATAAAACAGATATTGGGCACAACAGAATATGACATCTTCAGGCGTTATTATCAGTATGGAGAAAAGCAAAGAGAAATAGCAAGAGTGTATAATGTATCGCAACAAACAATATCAAGGAGATTAAAAAAAATTAGAGAAAAAATAAAAAATAAGGTGTAAAAGTGCCTGATTTGTCACATGGATTATTGAAGGGTATTGAAGTTAAAAATCGTATTCAGGTACGGGATTATAAAGGCAAACGGTATGATGTATATGAAATACCATTTGCACCTGAATATTTCGAGAAGCTCAGCCATCCGAGCAAGTTCTGGTTGCCCGAGGAGGAGCATACTTATGTGGAGGGCAGAATATGGACAATAGAAAGTTAAAAAAGAGTTTCATATTCTACTTCATCGTATTGCTGATTTTATTCTTTGTAACCTATTCCATTTACGGCATGGATTACCACTGGCGTATAGGTTCTTATGATGTTGCAAGATACAGCAGGGGAAAGGTGGAATACTGGCAGGAGTTTTATGTTGAATATGGAAATGAATATTCAGAAGCTTATGAATATTTCCTGGGATTAAAAAGAGTATGGATCGCTGTTTATTTCCTCAATGAAAATGGCGAATGGAATCCTTATTACATGGATACTGTCTATAGAGCAGAACCGACTGCTATTCAAATATATAAATCAGTTCCTGATATTGTAATCTGGTTACTCAAAAATCAAAAAGATGCATTGCTTATAAGCTACAATTATTTATCCGGAAATGTGCGGATTAAATATCATCCACGACACGATAAAAACTATTGGTTCTATAAAAGCAAGATGAGGAAGATAAAACGGGAATATGAAAAATATTTGAGGAATAAAGATCTTAAATAATGCCCAGAAAACCTAAAAAACCATGTGGTTATCCTGGATGTCCTGAACTTATTGAATCAGATGAGAGATATTGTAGATATCACAATAAGCAAGTTAGGTGGGAATATGATAGAAATAGAAAGAATGCAGCACAGCGGGGCTATGATTCGAGATGGCAGAAATATAGAAAATGGTATCTCAGGCGACATCCTTTATGCGTGAACTTTAAAGATTGTGGAAACATGGCTGAGGTTGTGGACCATATAACACCGGTATCAAAAGGCGGATCATTCTGGGATCCTGACAATCATCAGCCAATGTGTAAATTTTGCCATGATAGGAAAACTGCAAGAGAAGATGGTGGGTTTGGGAATAAGCCGAAAGGGGATAGGCGGTAAAAATCTCTACAGGTTTGAAACATAAGACCGGGCGGGCAGGTTTGTGCATGAAAACGCTATTTGCAATTTAGGGGAGATTATAAAAATGGCAAAGTGTGGAAGAAAACCAAAACCAGTTGAGTTAAGGATAATTGAGGGCAATCGAGAACATAGACCTATACCTAATGTACCAAAGCCAAAGAAAGTTTTACCGAGGGCCCCGAGGTGGCTTCATCCAATTGCGAAGAAAGAATGGCGGAGAATAGTGCCAGAGCTGTATAAACTTGGTTTGCTTACTGTTGTGGACCTGACAGCACTCCAAGCATACTGTCAGGCATATGCAAAATGGCGGGAAGCTGAGGAGAAGGCAAAGCTTGAAGTGTTCCAGACAGATTCTGGATATGTGGGCCAGAATCCATATATAAATGTGGCTCTGAAATATCACAAAGAGATGAGAGCCTGGCTCACTGAGTTTGGGATGACTCCAAGTTCCAGGGTTCGGATCAATATAGATAAGATAGATGATACAAAATCTGAGTGGGAAGAGATATTGGGAGGAAACATTGAGAATTGAAGATCTACTACGACGAGAAGAAAGCAGAAAGAGCGGTAAGATTTGTAAAGTTGTTAAGGCATACAAAGGGAAAGTGGGCAGGCCAGAGGTTTAATTTACTGGAATGGCAGGAAGATTTATTAAGAAAGCTCTTTGGCACGGTAGATGAGAATGGATATCGTGTATATCGAAAATGTTATGTAGAGATCCCGAAGAAGAATGGAAAAACTGAACTCGGTGCTGCAATTGCTTTGTATTTGCTTGTAGCTGATGGGGAATACGGAGCTGAGGTCTACAGTGCAGCATGTGATCGAGATCAGGCTTCGATTGTTTACAATGTTGCTGCAACAATGGTTGATATGGAGCCTGAGCTAAAGAAAAGACTCCGGGTTCTGAGGTCAACCAAAAGAATAATATATCCGGCAACGAATAGTTTTTATCATGCTCTGTCAGCGGATGCTTATACAAAGCATGGGTATAATATTCATGGCGTGATATTTGATGAGCTTCATGCTCAACCAAATAGAGAGCTGTGGGATGTACTTACTGAGGGGGCAGGAGCAGCGAGAACACAGCCATTGATCTTTGCCATTACTACAGCAGGCTTTGATAGAAACTCAATCTGCTGGGAAGTTCATGAGTATGCGAGAAAGGTCCGGGATGGGATAATTGAGGATCCTCATTTCCTACCTGTGATTTATGGGCTTGAGGATGATGAGGATTGGCGGGACGAACGCAATTGGTGGCGGGTAAATCCAAGTCTTGGATATATCCTGGACATAGAGAGAATGAGGGCGGATTTCAGGGAAGTCGAGAATATCCCGGCAAAACAGAATGCATTCAGACGACTGAGATTAAATCAGTGGACAAGATCCGAAACGAGATTTATTCCGATGGATTTCTGGGATTTATGTGGAAGGGAACCAGTTAGGGTGAAGAAACTTAAAGGCAAAGTCTGTTATGCCGGACTGGACCTTGCGAGTTCGATTGATATAGCCGCTTTTGCTAAGGTTTTTCCGGATGAGGACGGCGGTTTTGATGTTTTGATGAGGTTCTGGATACCTGAGGAGAATATGAGGGAAAGGGCATTGAGAGATAAAGTTCCATATGATGTATGGGTTAGAGAAGGATTTATAAAAGCAACTCCAGGAAATGTGATTGATTATGCAGCGATTGAAGAGGATATCAAGAAGGATGGTGAATTATATAACATAAAAGAAATTGCTTTTGACCGGTGGGGAGCAGTTCAGATATCGCAGAATCTTGAGGCAGAAGGATTTACCATGGTTCCTTTTGGACAGGGTTTTAAATCCATGTCCCCACCAACAAAAGAACTTTTGAAACTTGTGATGTCTAAAAAGATTCGGCATGGTGGCAATCCAGTTTTACGCTGGATGGCTGATAATATGGTTGTAAAAACCGATCCGGCTGAGAATATAAAGCCTGATAAGGCAAAATCAACTGAACGTATAGACGGGATGGTTGCTTTGATTATGGCCCTTGATAGGGCTTTGAGGAATGAGCAAAAAAGAAAAAGTGTGTATGAAGATAGAGGGATCCTGGCCTTATAAAGGAGTGAAGATTGGGACTTTTCAAAAGAAGAATTAAGAAAAGGTCATTGAATGTTACAAAGGCATTGCTTGAGGCGGCTACTGCAAATAATAGATCATCGGCAGGAGTAAGTATAACAGAAGAAAGGGCTTTAAAATATTCAGCAGTATTTGGATGTGTTAGGGTCCTGGCTGAAACCGTGGCTTCATTACCTTTGCATGTATACAGGCGTTTGGAAGGTGGGGGGAAGGAGCGGGCAACAGATCATTATTTATATGATCTTTTACATGTCCTTCCAAATCCTGAGCTTACGAGTTTTGAATTTCGTGAACTTCAGATGGTTTATCTGACGCTATGGGGTAATGCCTATGCAGAGATTGAGTTTGGTAAAAATGGCAAGCCTGTAGCTTTATGGCCATTAAGGCCTGACCAGATGCAGGTAAGGCGTGTGGATGGTGAACTTGTATACGAATACCAGAGTAATGCAGTGGGCCGTGTTACATTTCCCTGGTACAAAATATTTCATATAAGAGGATTATCAACAGATGGTGTTGTTGGGCTATCTATGATCAGAATTGCCAGGGAAGCTATCGGGCTTGGTCTGGCTGCAGAGGAGTTTGGAGCAAGGTTCTTTGATAATGACGCAAGACCAGGAATTGTTCTTGAGCATCCGGGAACATTGAGTGAAGAGGCTCTTGAGCATTTAAGAAAATCGTGGGAAGCAAAACATAAATCCCTGGCGGATAAACATAGGGTAGCGATTCTTGAGGAAGGAATGAAGGTTCATGAGGTTGGTATTCCACCGGAAGACGCTCAATTTCTTGAGACAAGAAAATTCCAGGTAAATGAAATAGCAAGGATATTCAGAGTTCCACCTCATCTTATAGGAGATCTCGAAAAGGCAACTTTTAGCAATATTGAACAACAATCAATCGAGTTTGTTATTCATACAATCAGGCCCTGGCTTGTTAGATGGGAACAGGCTATTATGCGGGACCTATTTTCGAAGAATGATAGAAATGAATATTTTGCGGAGTTCCTTGTTGATGGATTATTGAGAGGAGATATAGAAAGCAGATATAAGGCTTATGCCATTGGCAGGCAGAATGGCTGGTTAAGTGCTGATGATATAAGAGAACTTGAAAATATGAATCCATTACCGGATGGTATGGGGAAAATATATCTAATTCCATTAAATATGGTACCGGCTTATACACTGTCTGATAAATCTAATAAGAAAGAAGAGGGTAAAAATATAAATAAGCGTGAAATAAGAGCTGCTGAATCAAGAAGGAGAATAGCCAATTCTTTTATGCCTTTATATACAGCTACTGCACAAAAGATTGTAAAACGGGAAGTGGCAGAGCTCAAGAAAGCTATTAAAAAATATTTAATGAGGCGTGATGTTCAGGATTTTTCAGACTGGATGGATGAATTTTATGAAAAGCATAAGGAGTATATGAATAAAACATGGTTTCCGGTTTATCTAACGTATAGAGAAGCCATTAATAGTGAAATAATAGATGAGCTGAATTTAAAGGATACCAATATTCCAGATCAACTTGATTTCATAAACAGATATCTTGAGTCACATAATAATAAACACATTTATTCATCGAAAGGCCAGTTGGGGAAAATATTAAGAGAGAGTGAGAAGCCTATTGAGGATATAGAAAAAAGGCTTGATGAATGGGAAGAGAGACGGCCGAATAAGATAGCGAAACTTGAAACAGTACAATTTTCAAATGCAATTGCCAGAGAAACCTATCGTTCGGTTGGGATACAAAGGCTTCAATGGGTTGCAAGCCCGAAGAGCTGTCCTTATTGTAATAGTCTTGATGGACGCATAGTTGGTATAGATTCAACGTTTTTGAGCCAGGGCATTTCATTTCAACCGGATGGAGTTGAGGAGCCGATGGTAATTAATTTTGATATTTTCCATCCCCCGGCGCATGAGGGATGTGTATGTCAGATTATGGCAGTATAAGGAGAAAAAAAATGGAAATTAGAAAGGCAATACCAGTACATCATACAGCAGTTTCAGATAAAAGTTGGGATGGACCTAAAAACGAAGCCAATTTAAGGCTTGATGAGGATCCATCTTATTATCGAAAAGCTTATGCCTGGGTAGATCCTGATAAAGATCCAAAAACTAAAGCTGCTTATAAATTTATACATCACGAGGTGTCTTCGGATGGAACAATTGGACCTGCAAATATAAGAGGATGTATAACAGGTATAGCGGTATTGAATGGAGCAAGAGGCGGGACAAAAATACCTGAAGCTGATAAAAAGGGTGTCTGGAATCACATCGCTGCACATTTGAGAGATGCTGATGTTGAGCCACCTGAGTTAAAAAGCAGGAATATTGAAATAGATTATCGTTCTTTCCCGTTTGAGATCCGGACAGATGAGGAGAATAAGATTGTAGGATATGCGGCAGTATTTAATCAGCTTTCAGTTGATTTAGGGGCTTTTCGTGAGAAGATAGCACCTGGGGCCTTTAAGAAGACAATCCAGGAAGCTGATATAAGGGCATTATGGAATCATGATCCGAATTTTGTACTTGGCAGAACAAAAAGTAGAACTTTAAGACTACAGGAAGATGAAAAAGGTCTTGCTATAGAAATTATACCGCCAAATACAACCTGGGCGCGTGATCTAATGGAATCAATAAAGCGTGGTGATATTGATCAGATGAGTTTCGGTTTCAGGGCAATTAAAGAGGATTGGGAAACAGAAGGCGAGCAGTTAATAAGAGTGCTAAAAGAGGTTGAATTATTTGATGTATCACCTGTTACATTCCCTGCATATCCAACAACTGATGTACAGGTGAGAAAACTGATAGATGTTCTGAGGTGTTATTTCCCGGACGAGCCGATCCTGGCTGATCACTCGGACGAGAGAAAAGACACTGATGAAATCTCGTTTTATAAAAGAAAATTAGAATTAATCAGGAGGGTTTAAGAAATGCTAACAATGGAGAAACCTAAATCTTTAGAACTAAGAGAACAAAAAGAGGCTCTTGTAAAAGAGGCTAATGAAATATTAAAGAAGGCTGAAGAGGAGAAAAGGACAAAGCTTTCTGATGATGAAAGGAAAAAGTGGGATGATCTCATGGCCCAGATTGATGAGCTTAATGAGGCCATAGATAGATATGAAAGAATTGAGGCCGAGCAGAGATCTCTCAAAGGTTCGATGGATGAGCCAATTAAACCCGCTCCAAATGATCCTTCAATTGGAATGGGCAAGAAAGACATAAGGCAATACAGCCTCGTTAGGGCTATACTCGCTGCTGCTACAGGAGATTGGAGAGGTGCTGAACTTGAAAAGGAAGCAAGTGAGGCTGTAGCTCAGAAGTTTAAGAAAGAACCGAGAGGTTTTTATGTACCTTATGATTGGCTTGTATCCGAGCAGAGGGACCTGCTTGTAGGTACAGGCAGCCAGGGTGGATATCTTAAGGCCACAGATCTTCTCGCTCAGAGCTTTATTGAGCTCCTGAGGAATAAGATGGTTGTGCAGGCTGCAGGAGCTACCGTATTGAGTGGTCTTGTTGGTGATATTGCCATACCAAAACAGAGTGGTGGGGCAACTGCTTACTGGGTAGCAGAAGGAAGTGCTCCAACTGAAAGCCAGCAGACTATTGCACAGGTTACCATGGCTCCAAAATCTGTGGCTGCTTTCACCGATATCAGCAGAAAACTCCTGCTACAGTCTTCAATCGATGTGGAAGCTTTTGTAAGGAATGACCTTGCAACAGTTCTTGCCCTTAAGATTGATTATTCTGCTCTGCATGGGTCCGGAACCGGATCTGAACCTGCAGGAGTACAGAATCAAACTGGTGTAGCCACCGTTGCTATAGGTGCAAATGGTGGTGCTCCAACCTGGTCGCATATTGTACAGCTTGAAACCGAGGTTGCCGTGGATAATGCAGATATAGGAGCTCTATCATATATCACAAATGCAAAAGTGAGAGGCAAACTCAAAGAAACTGAAAAGGCAAGTGGCACAGCACAGTTTGTATGGGAAAGCGGAAATACACCTCTTAATGGTTACAGGGCATTTGTGACAAATCAGGTCAGATCCGACCTGACAAAGGGTACAGGTACAAATCTCTCAGCTATCTTCTTTGGAAACTGGAGAGATTTAATTATAGGACAGTGGGGAACGCTGGATATACTCGTGGATCCATACACCGGTGGAACTTCAGGAACTGTCAGGGTTATTGCCTTCCAGGATGTTGATATAGCGGTAAGACATGCTGAGAGCTTTTCAATGGTAGTTGATGCTGATACTACATAAGAAATAAACCGGGGGAGGTAAAAATCTCCCCCGTAATAAATATTAAAGGAGTATAAGATGAGAGATGCATACAGTGGATTAAATCTTGTATCATTAATACCGTCGGACCAGTATACCACATCACAAAATGGTTCGGGTGTTAATGTGAGAGATTATGTTGGCAAGGTGATGATTATACTTGATTCATCGGCTGCTGGGACGACTAATGAAACCCTTGATGTGAAAATCCAGTCTTCACCTGATAATACAAACTGGACTGATATTAGTGGAGCTACTTTTAATCAGGTAACCACCTCGGCATCACTTCAGAAAATAGGTCTAAATATAGATGAGCAGACAAAATATATAAGAGCAGTTGCAACCATAGCCGGAACGGCACCAGCACCCAAGTTCTCAGTGCATATGATAGCTTATAAACAAGTTCTTTCATAAGGAGTAAATCATGAAGATTAAAATAACAAAACCAACTGTGGTTTATAAAAGAGTTAGATACGAAAATGAAGAGCTTGAAGTGGAAGAAAGTGTAGGAAAGTGGCTAATCGATCGTGGTAGAGCCAGAGAGGTAAAAAAAGAAAAGAAAAATAGTAAAATTGAAACTACAACTGCAGAACCGGATAAAGAAGAGGCAATGGTTAAAATAAATAAAAGGAGAGGTAGGTAAAGATAAAAAATGCCATTAACTCTTGTTACAGCCCCGACAGTAGAACCAGTAACTGTAACTGATATTAAATCGCACCTTCGTATTGATACGGCTGATGATGATACTCTACTTGGTGTATATATAACGGTGGCAAGGAAATGGTGTGAGAAGTTCCAGAACAGAGCCTATATCACACAGACATGGAATCTTATTCTGGATGATTTCCCAGATGGTGATGTAATAGAGATCCCTCTGCCACCATTACAATCCGTATCAAGTATTACATATTATGATACAGATGATACGGCTTATACTTTTTCGACTGATAACTATATGGTCGATACGGACAGCGAGCCGGGGCGTGTGGTTCTGAAATATGCCAAAACGTGGCCATCAATAACTTTGAGACCGGCAAATGCGGTGGTAATACAGTTTATAGCTGGATATGGTGGTGCAGCTTCAGATGTTCCCGAGCATATTATACATGCCATAAAAATGCTTGTGGGGCATTTATATGAGAACCGGGAGAATACAGATATTAGAAATATTGTGGAAGTGCCATTTGGTGTTAAGGCACTATTATGGGCCGACAGGGTGGTTTCAATATGAGAGCCGGTAGATTAAGACACAGAATAACAATTCAGCAGCCAACAACATCAACTAATGCCCAGGGTGGGAAAATTAAAACCTGGGTAGATGTTGCTACTGTGTGGGCTGGTATAGAGCCAATATCGGCAAGTGAAAGCGATCAGAATCACCAACTTGAGCCTGAAGTATCTGTAAGGATAGTTATGCGTTATCGGTCCGGGATTACATCTGATATGAGAATAAAGTTTGGGTCCAGATATTATAAAATAATCGGCATAATAAATCCGGATGAAAGAAATAAAGAGCTTCAGATTACAGCGATTGAAACAAAGGATTTTGAATAATGGTAATTATTCGTGTTGATGTAAGGAATGCGGAAGCGGTGAAAGATGCACTTGAAACTATTAAAAGAAGAATGCGTGAAGCCATTTTAAAGGGACTTAAAGAATCGGCTGAAATAGTACGAGATGAGGCAAAGATTCTTGTTCCAATCAGAACCGGTAAAACAAGGCAGAGTATTGAAAGTTGGGTTAGTAGAAAAAAGATGATTGGGTATGTGGGATCAAGCTGGTATATTGCAAGATTTTTAGAAGATGGAACAAAAGCTCATGAGATTCGAATTAAAAGTAAAAAGGTTTTATCAGACGGTAGCACTATTTATGGGAAAACTGTATCACATCCCGGAACAAGACCAAGGCCATATCTAAGGCCGGCAGTTGAAAAGAAGTTTGATGTGGTAAGAACTATTGTATGGAAAGAAATCGATAGACTGATTTATGAGGTGACGCATTTATGAGCGTTCGAGAGAATATATTAAATAATATTGAATCAACTCTGGCAAGTATCTCAATCGCTAATGGGTATAATAATGATATTGGGTTTGTAACAAGAGAAAGTGAAAACTTCGAGCAGTTTGAAACAACTGATTATCCATTTGCAATTATATCATGGTCTACTGATGATAAGGAAACTACAGGGGTGCCGGGACAGAATGTGGTATCTGATCTTGAGGTTATTATCCAGGGCGGGATATATGCAACGTCTTCAAGAGAAACGGCATTAAATAATTTCCTGGATGATATTGAAACAGCATTATGTGCGGATGGCACGAGAGGTGATAATGCTTGGTATACACTGCCGGTGGGCATTGAAGTTTTTATGACTCCGAAAGAGAATGTTATCGTCTTTAATTATAAATTCCTGATTCGATACCACTATGTATATGGTAATCCATAAGGAGGCTTTTATGAAAAAGGTTAAAACTAAAGCAGCTTTTAAAACTAAAGCACATAGAGTCATCTCAAGAGGTGCAGGCGAGATCATAACAATGGCTGATGAGGATTATGAAGAGGTCAAAGATCTCGTTGAACTTATTGAAGATGATAAACCAAAAAATGAACGAAAGAAAAAATTAGAGGAGGATTAAAATGGGTCTATATATAGGTGCAGGCGGCAGTGCCGGAATTGTTAAAGAGGCATCTTATGGTGCTGGGGGAACTCCAAACACTTTTATAGAGCTTATAAATGAGTCTGTAAAGTGTGATTTTAAAAAGATTGCATCTGAGCATGTGTTTGCATACAGGTCAAAATATAAATATTACTCCACTGTGCAGGATGTTAATGGCTCATTCTCTTTTGAGGTAAATCCAGATAATATTGGATTGCTTTTATATCTTGCTCTTGGAGTTGAGAGTAATCCTACTCTGGTAGCGGGCAGTGTGGCGGCTTATGATCATGATTTTACTCCCGCTGGCGTTGGAACAGATTTAGAAAGTTTTATGCTTGAGCTGGATCGTGGCGGTGGTGCTGGAAATGCTTTTCAGTATAAAGGTTGTAAGGTAGATACTCTTTCTTTTGAAGCAGCAAGAGATTCTATTCTTCAGGCAACTATTGGGCTCTTCGGCCAGATGGAAGTTGATGACCAGACTAAAACTTCATTAACGCCAAGCACCAAACTTCCATTTGTTTTTGGTACTGGCGAAGTACAGATAAACGGTTCTACCGCTGCTTTTGTGAGAAGTTTCAGTCTACAGTATTCAAATCATCTTGATGCAGATGGCGGGTTTGTATTCGATGGAAATCCTTATAGGAACCATCTTTATAAAACTGTGGTATCCTTAACTGGAAATATGGAAGTGGAATATACAAGTGCTTCTGATGCCGAAAGGGATGCATATAGGGATAATACACAAAGACAGCTTACTCTAATCTTTACCTCAACTGAAGCCATTGAAACCGGATATTACTACACAATTACGATCGACATTCCAAAAGTACATTATCTGAATGCTCATCCTCAAATTGGTGGCAGGGATAGTTACACTTTCACAATAGATTGGGAAGCAGTTTATGATTCAACAAATTTTTGCAAAATAACTTTAAGAGATGGAAGATCAACTAAATGGTCCGCATAAGGGGGCAATATGAAAATTGATGATGTAATTCCAATTGAGGTTAAAGATCTGGATATATCGAAGTTTTTTAAAGATAAAAAAGTTGTTATCCAGATAAGACACTACACATATGGGGAAAAAATGAAGTTGGCTCAACTTCTGGCCAGTGATGATCCCGGAAAGGTTAATACTCAGAATCTGGAGAAGGTGGTTTATTATGAGCTAATGTGTGGAGTGGTGAAAAAGACCTGTCCATTTGAAAGATGGGATGAGGAGTTTATAAAAGAGCTCGATAAGCGCAATCCTCAACTTGTGGAGTATATTCATAATGCTGTAAGGGAGTTTAATCTCCCTTTAGCAGAGATGAATGCAGGGAAATAGATGAGGTTGTCAGAACGCTTAAATATACCTATTCGGATAATACCGCTACAGGAAGAAAGATACTTGGCCTACGGAATAAGTGGGGATTTTGGTTGACTGCATATATGGCTTTTGAAAAGGGAATACTTCCACAGGCCGGAGGTCTTCTGGACCAGGATTGGTTGCACATTGAGAGAATACTTGTAATACAGGATACTTTTTTGAGGTATAGAGATGGCAAAAACAAGAGCAATTGAAGTACCAATTGTAGGTCGAGATGAAACAAGAAAAGCTACAGAATCTGCAAAACGTAATATTGGTAGGCTTACTCAGACAATTAAAAGTTATTATGGTGAAATTCTTGCAATTACTGGTGGTATATATGGATTAATACGAGCAACCTCTTCTTTAGTAGATGCATATAAACAGCAGCAGGTAGCAGAATCTAAACTGATAACTACTTTCATTTCTACTGGTCGGTATACTGCAGAGGCAATAACTAAAGCTAAAAATCTTGCAAGTGAATGGCAAAGCTTGGCTGGTGTTAGTGATGATATGGTAATTAATGCTCAGGCTATTCTTGCTACATTTACTAAGATCTCCACAGATACTTTCCCGGAAGCAATAGAAGCTGCTTTGAATATGTCAAAAACTTTTGGGCAAGATCTTCAGCAATCTATTATTCAATTAGGTACAGCATTGAATGATCCAATAATGGGCGTGGGGCGTTTAAGACGTATTGGTATATCTTTCTCTGAGGAACAGAAAGAACTTATCAAGCAATTTATGGAACAAAATGATTTAATGTCGGCTCAGAGGGTTATTCTTGATGAGCTTGAGACAGAACTTGGTGGAGTGGCCAGGGCATATGGACAAACTGTTGCTGGAGAAATAGATAAAGTACGAGAACAATTTGATGAATTGAAAGAATCTTTGGGAGAAATGCTTGTTGAAGGCGGAGTGTTACCGGCTTTTCTTGAGATGGCTACGGCGATTGTAGATAAGCTATCACAGTGGGCTCAAAAGCTTGGACTCATAACGGGCGAGTCTAATAAGTATATGGAGATGAATAAACAGCAACTTGAGTCATTAATAAGGCTTAATGATGAGAGGCTGGATCAGGTTGCTAAGGAAATACTTGAGCAGGAAAAAATTATTGAGTCTACCAAAGGCTTAATAAGGGTACATCCCAGGGCTAAGAGGCTACTTCAGGAGCTTAATGAGGAATGGACAAGACTTGTACAGGAACAATATAAGGCGAGGCAGGCGCTGGAGCTTATTACTAACAGGGAGCGGAAGGCAACACAGCAAAGACAAAAACTTAATCAGGTAGTTAAAGAGGGTATAGAGACACTCTCAGAAGAACAGATAGCACAGATTAATTCAGCAAAGCAATGGCAGGTTACGCTTGATAAAATTACGGCAATGAACGCAGCCGAAACTCTCTGGGCGAGGGATAAAACTGCAAAGCAAAAATCAGATGAATTGAAAGAATCTCTTTATGAACAGGCTACAGCATATAAATATTTGAGTTTGGCTATTGATCAATATTATAAACAAAATAAGCAAGATCTGGTTTGGTCACAAAAAGAGGTTGTTACAGAGTCTAATAAGGTTGTTGATGCATATTCTGTATATTTAGACCAAATAAATCGTATTAATAGAACAAATATAGATTATAAAAACACTACAGATATGGTACTTGAAGAGCACGAAAAGATGAAGGAAGAAACTAGAATGGTAGCAGATGCTATGTCTTCTTATTGGGGCGATTTTTGGACTGCGATAGGGGAAAGTACGTGGAAGGGAGTAGAGTCCATAAGAGAAGCTTTGAAACAGATGATTTCTTCATTAATGCAAGCTATGGGTAAATTGATGATGTTGAGAGCATTGGAAGCTCTTGCTACTGGTAATTATGCAGAGGCGGCTATGTTGGCTTTTGGCTCTGCTGGAATGTTTGTAGGATCAGGTATGGTGAAGGGTATGGCAGAAGGCGGGATTGTCACGAAACCTACTCTTGCTTTGATTGGAGAACGTGAACCTGAGGCTGTTGTTCCTTTAAAGAAGTTTGGTGGAATAACTGTTAATGTTTATGGATCGGTTATGACAGAAAAGGATCTTACTCAAACTATAATACGGGAAGCTAAAAGGCAGGGGTTTGTATGAGTCTACTCTTTATTGATGATAATTTCAAGACATATCTTAAAGAACC